CGGACTCAACGCCCTCATCGACCAGGCCGAAGCGTCCGTCCGCCGCGACCCGCCGGCCACGGACCCCAGGGATCCCCCCAAATGACCTGTTCCCGGCCGCCCACCAGCGCAACACTGTGACACGGAAGGAGAACCCGCCGTGATCTACCTCCTGGGCATCACAGCCCTGCTCCTCCTCGCCGCCTGGGCCATCCACCACGCCACACCCGCCCGGCCCGAACCCACCGCCACCCGCAAAGACCTCCGCGAGGCGATGCAGTTCTTCGGCGCCCAGATCGACGACATCGCCGCCTCCATGACCGTCTGGTCCAACGCCCTCGCACCCGACCGCGTGCAGCAGCTCCTCGACGGCCGGCTCCTCTGCGCACGCTGCGACGACGACCGCACTCCTGCCGACCGCATCATCGACGGCACCAGCCTCTGCGCCACCTGCGCCCATACCGCCGATCGAACACCCGTGCGAGAATAAGCCCCATGGCGCGCTACTGGCTCTGGTGGTTCATCGCGGCCTTCGGAACGTTCATCGTCCCGGAGGCCGCCGCGCTGCTCCGCGGCCGACCCCAAGACACCCTGTCCGCCTCCATCTGGCGCTGGGAACAGGTCAAGGTCGGCCAGGGCATCGGGCAGTGGACCGCCGCACACTTCCTGTTCACCGGCGTCTTCGTGCTGCTTACGCTGTGGCTGATCGGACACTTCGGATGGGGGCTGTGGCGATGACGGACCAGCCCTTCCTGCTGCCGGACTACATGCCCGCGCCCACTATCGGCGGTGAGCTCGCCCTGATGCGCCGAGACGGCGGCGCGGGCATCCGCGACCGCGCACCCGGCCACACCTGCCACCGCTGCCACGCCCCCGCCACCCAGCAGTGGCCCCGCCACGCCACCCCCGACGAAGCCGAAGACTGGCACGCCGCACGCGAACAGCACATCCGCGCCCACAACGACGGCCGCCCCGAAGCCGACTACGTCGCCAACCGCGCCGACGCCGTCACCCTCGCCGTGCACGGCTGCAACAACCACGTCGTCGACGACCCGCGCCGCACCCATGACGCCGACTGCGGCGGCCACGGCGCATGCCAGTGCGGAGGCGTGGAGTGAGCGGCATCAACCCCTTCGACCTCAGGCCCCCGACCAAGCCCCTGCTGCCGCACATGGGCCCGCTGCTGTCCGGGGCCGCCCTCGAAAAGGCTCGCGCAGCCGCTGAGCGAGGCCGCCGCGAACGCGAGCAGCAGGCCGAGACCGCCACCGCCGAGGCCACCTCCCGCTGGGAGACGGTCCTCCGCCGCTTCGAGGGCAGAGGCGAAACGCTCGGCGTCGCGGTGCTCGACCTGCACCGGCCACAGATCGGCCTCGACGGTGTCGTGTGTTCCGAGTGCCTGACCGACGACTGCTACGAGGCCGTCTCGGCGCCGTGGCCCTGCGCCACCTACCGCGTGCTCGACCCATCAACCGAGCGCGGAAGCTAGGACCCGTGAAGCAGCGGTGCACCGGCCACAGCTCGCGGACCGGCGAGCCGTGCAAGCTTTGGCCGGTTAAGGGCTCGACCGTCTGCCACAAGCACGGCGCCAGCGCCAAGCAGGTCCGTGCCAAGGCCCAGCAGCGCGTGTTCGAAGCCCAGGCCCGCCATCTGTTCGGCAAGACCGTCCCCGACACGGTCCCGATCGACAACCCCCTCGAGGCGTACGCCGCATTCGCCGGCGAAGTCATGGCCTGGAAGCAGCTCATGCACTCGCTGCTGGAAGACCTGGCCGCGCCCGGCCACCGCGACAAGGTCGGTGGCGAGCAGATTGCCGCGGCGGTGCAGCTGTACGAGCGCAGCATGGACCGGGCCAACGCGGTGCTGTCGGCGTACGCCCGGCTCAACATCGACGCCCGCCTGGCCTCGATCACTAAGCAGCAGGCTGACGCGGTTCTGCGCGCCGTCGAGGCCGCCATCGCCCACTTCCAGCCGCAGCCCGAGCAGGCCGACGCCGCCAAGGCCATCGCCATCCGGCACCTGCGAGCTGTTGAGGCCGCATGATGCGCAACGCGCTGCTGCTTGCCGCGGACATGCTCGAACAGGGCCCGGCCCGGTTCTCCACCCCCGGCGAACTCGCCGAATATCTGGATCCGCGCACCGTCCACACCGAAGCGTTGGGCCTGCTCGACCGCTGCCTCATCCGCGTCGCCGACCGCCGCCTGGACCGCCTCATCTGGACGATGCCCCCGCAGGAAGGCAAGTCGCAGCGGATCAGCCGCGCGTTCCCGCTGTGGCTGCTGCTGCGCAACCCCGACACCCGCATCGCCATCATCAGCTACGAGGCCGACGTGGCCCGACGCTGGGGCCGTGCGATCCGCAACGACATCGCCGCCCACCCCGAACTCGGCCTCACCGTCCGGCACGACACGTCGGCCGCGCACGAGTGGCAGCTGGCCGGCCACGGCGGCGGCGTCGTCACCTCCGGCATCGGCGGCGCGCTCACCGGCCGCCCCGTCGACGTGCTGATCATCGACGACCCGGTGAAGGGCCGCGCCGAAGCCGACTCGCAGACGTACCGCGACGCCGCGTGGGACTGGTGGACCGAGACCGGATCCACCCGCCTCGCCCCGGACGCGCCCGTAGTGCTGCTGATGACCCGCTGGCACGAAGACGACCTCGCCGGGCGGCTGCTGGCCTCGGAGTCGGCCGCGGAGTGGACGCACGTCAACGTGCCCGCGGTCGCCGACCACGACGACGCGGCCGGCCAGACGGATCCGCTCGGCCGCGAACCCGGCGACTACCTCGTGTCGGCCCGCCGGCGTACGGCGGCCGGGTGGCAGCGGATCCGCCGCCAGGTCGGCGCACGCGCCTGGGGCGCCCTCTACCAGGGCCGCCCGGCCCCCGCCGAAGGCGGCATCCTCAAGCGCGCATGGTGGCGCTACTACACCGTGGCCCGCGCGCACCAGCGGCACGACGGCACATGGCACGCCATCGGCGCCGAGGACGTGCTGATGTCCGTGGACTGCTCGTTCAAGGACACGAAGACCTCCGACTGGGTCGTGATCCAGATCTGGGCGCGGCGCGGCTCGAAAGCGTGGCTGCTCGATCAGGTGCGGGACCGCATGGACCTGCCCGCCACGTTGGCCGCCGTGCGCGCCGCGTCGGCGAAGTGGCCGCAGGCCCGCCGCAAGGTGATCGAGGAGAAGGCGAACGGCGCCGGCGTGATCCAGGTGCTGCGCGGCGAGATCGGCGGCCTGGTCGCGGAGAACCCGACCGACTCGAAAGAGGCCCGCGCCTCCGCGGTGTCGCCGTTCATCGAAGCCGGTGACGTCGAGCTGCCTGACCCGAAGATCGCGCCGTGGATCGGAGACTTTGTCGAGGAGTGCTCCGCGTTTCCGAACGGCTCGCACGACGATCAGGTGGACGGGATGACGCAGGCGTTGGGCCGGCTGCTGATGGGCGGGACCAGCGCGGGTAAGTTCATGCGCGACCTGATGCGCGAGCAGGGCGCGGCGTAGGCTGGCGGCATGACCAACACCTTTACCGCACCCGTCGCGGGCACCTACCACGTCGGTGCCGGTTTCACGCCGCACCTGCGGGCGGAGTGCGGTGCCGAGTGCGACCCGTATCCCGAGATCGTGGTGGGCACGATGACGGTCATCGAGATGGACGGGACGCCCGCCTACGCCATCTACGGTTACGACCTGACGAAGCCCGTGGACGCGCTGCTGATGCCCTATCTGGACGAGGGTTTGACCAGCTGATTCCTTGATCAGATCATCCGCATAATCGATGTTATGCGGACCCTGATTCGGTCCGGTGCCGCTGGATTCTCCAGCACTGCGCGCAGCCGTCGCCGTTGATCGTGTAGTCGGGATGCAGACTGCACGGCCGCTCGCAGCCCGGGACCATGCCGAGCAGGTTGAGCACGCCGCCGTAGTCGAGGCTGTCCGGATCCGAGCCGCCGGTGAACTCGACCCTGAAGCGCGCGGGTGCGGTCAAGTCAAGGGGCTCCATGCGCCCAGCGTACGCGGTACGGCCCGGCGGGATTTGAACCCGCACCATTGAGCGCCGGGGCCGACTGCGGGTCGCCCCGGGCCCGTGCTCACCAGGCTGAGCTTCGGGCCGTACCAGGCGCAGCCCGGTGGGATTTGAACCCACCACCCGCTACGCGACCGAGGCCGCGCCTGCCACTACCAAGCTGTGGTCCACGGGCTGCACCTGCCCCACCGCGCCGCCTAGACAGCGGCACGGGTGAGCGGCACCAGAGTAGCCGGTCGGCTGCCGTGATTCGAACGTTTGAGCTAGCATTCTTAGCTAGGCTCGCTAACTAGTTCGAGGACGGCCCGTGTCCCGCAGCCGCAACCGCTCACGCGGGCGCCGCCCGCAGCAGAACAACCGCGCCCACTTCCAGCCCAACCCCGACTACGCCGCCGCCAAAGCAGGCGCCCCCGCCGGGCTCACCGGCAACGCCACCGGCAAGCCCATCGCCCGGCCCTTCGCCGAAGTCCTCAACCAGTACACCGGCCAGCAGACCTGGGGCCCGACCCGCCCCATGGCCCGCGACAGCATGGACGCCGTCCCCTTCGGCCCCATCAACCCCCACGTTCCACAGCCCATCTCCCCGACCCGCACCGACACCGGCCGGCCCGAGGTGCGCATCTGGGAATACCCCGTCGGCTGGAACATCCCCGGCAACGAGACCAGGCTCATCCCCTGGGACGTGCTGTACACCGCCGCCGCGCAGGTCGACATCATGCGCCGCTGCATCGAGATCCGGAAGCGGCACGTCCGCTCCCTCGACTGGGCGTTCGGCGTCTCTACCGAGGCGATCGCCGCCGCCTACCGGGCCGACCCCCGCCGCGGCAAGGACGACCTCGAGAGCCAGCTCCGCGAGAAGTACCAGCCCGAGATCGACCGCCTCACCGAGTTCTGGACCAAGCCGTGGCGTACCAACGGCATGAGCTTCGGGCAGTGGGTCAACGCCGTCCAGGACCAGCACCTCACCCTGGACGCCGTCGCGATCTACCCGCGCACCACCTACGGCGGCGACGTCATCGACCTCGAAATCGTCGACGCCTCCACCATCAAGCCCCTCGCGGACTGGCGCGGCGCCCGCCCGTCCGGCGACCACCCGGCGTTCCAGCAGGTGCTATACGGCTTCCCCCGCGGCGAGTACACCGCCACCTGCGAAGTCGACGACCAGGGCAACACCGTGATGCGCGGCGGCTACAAGGCCGACCAGCTGTACTACTGGCGCGAGACGTTCCGGCCCCGCTCGTTCTACGGCCTGTCCGCCGTCGAGCAGGCGCTGCTCGCGGCCCGCCTGTACATGAAGCGGCAGGGCTGGATGCTGTCCGAGTACGACGACGGATCCACCCCGCTGACGTGGCTGGTTCCGGAGGGCGCGGAAGCCTCGGAGCTGGACCCGCGGCAGCGCCGCGAGTACGAGACCGCCATCAACGACGACCTCGGCGGCCAGACCGCGGCCCGGCACCGCATCAAACTGTCCTACCCGGGCTTCAAGCCGGAGATGATGCCGTCCGTCGACGAGCGCTACAAGCCGGACTACGACCTGCATCTGATCAAGCTGCTCGCGTCGTTCTTCGGCGTGCCGATCACCGAGCTCGGGTTCACCGAGACCAAGGGCCTCGGCTCCACCGGCTACCACGAAGGCCAAGAGGACGTGATGGACCGGGTCGGCCGCCGCCCGGACATCGCATGCCTCAGAGAGCTGATCAACGACATCTCGCGGACGTGGCTCGGCGCCCCGCCCGAGATCGAATTCGACTTCCTCGGGCTGGAGTCCGAGGACGAGGCCGCGCAGGACGCCGTCGCCGACACCCGCGTCCGCTCCGGCCGCATGACCTACAACGAGGACCGCAAGCGCCTCGGGTTGCCGCTGTACGACTTCCCCGAGGCCGACATGCCGATCGTCGTGTCGCAGCGCGGCGGCGTCACGTTCCTCGAGGGAGCCGCGCAGGTCGCGCAGCCGGGCGTGATGCTGTCCCCGGCCCAGGCCGCCCCCACCGACACGCCCCCGGGCGGTACGCAGGCCGCACAGGACGGCCAGCAGGGCGCTGCCGGGTCGGCCGCCACCGGCGAGGCGACGCAGGGTGCCAACGGGGCGCCACGGGACGCCGGCGCGCAGCAGCGCGGCGGGAAGCCGGCGGCCGAGGCGGCGAAGGCCGCCGACCCCACCGCGGCCGTCACCGACTCCGACTCCACCCGGCAGCGCGTCCACGACCAGCTCGCCCGCGACTACCCCGAAGACTCCATGGCGTGGCTGGCACAGGCCGTGTGGTCCGGGCCTGAGACCGTCCCGACCGCGGATATCGACTTCAGCAACGAAGAGGACTGGCGGGCCACCGACGAGCCGGACAAGGTCGAGCGCTTCACCGGCAAGATCCGGCAGGGCAAGCTGAAGCCGATCATTCTGGTGAACACGCCCGACGCCCGCAAGTACATCGTCATCGACGGCCACCACCGGGCCCTGGCTTACCGCCAGCTCGGCGTTCCCGCCGTGGCCTACATCGGCCGCGTGGCCACCAAGACCGGGCCCTGGGACACGATGCACGCCTCGCAGCGGTCCGGGGCCAGCGCGAAGGCGGCCGAGCCCATCAAGGCTCGGCTGAGCGCCGGCGAGTACGTCCTCAACCCGGCCACGGTCTCTGTCGTCCTCGAGGGCGCGGCCCTGGACAGTGCCGTGCGTACCCAGACGCGGCGCTACACCCAGCCCTCCGACGCCGTCCTCGACAAGGCCGTCCGTGCCGAGGTCGCCGCCTACCGCAACTGGCAGCGCCACGCCCGCAAGCGCGGCAACCGCGGCGAGTTCGTGTTCACCCACCCCGAAGCCGAACGCATCGCCAAGGCCGGTGATGCCAGCGACCCAAAAGCACCAACGGCCCGCACCTGGCCGGGCTGGGAACGTGACCAGACCCTCGCCGCCCACTACGCCCAACGCCTGCGCACAGCCGTGACCGCCCGCGTCGACACCGCCGTCCTCGCCGACCGCTGGGGCGCCGCACGCGGCCTCACCAAGGCCGGACGCAGCGGCGCCGAAGACGACGCCCGCGCGTGGCTGCACGACAACCTCACCGCCGAAGCCATCCGCGCCGCCCTCGGCGCCGTCCTGGCCGACGCCTACGCCGAAGGCTGGCTCCTCGGCGACCGCTCGGCCGTCGCCGTCGTCAACAGCGTCCGCGTCGATTGGTCCGGCTGGGAACCCGGCGACCCGGACGCCGCACGGCTACTCCTCGGCGACACCGGCACCGGATCCGGCCTCGCGCAGCTGCTCGACGTCTCCGGCGTCACCATCGCCTCGATCACCTCCAACCGCCTCGACGAACTCGCCCGCGCCCTCGCCGACGCCGTCGGCGCCGGCCAGTCGGTGGACGACCTTGCCCGAGTCTTGCGCGGCATCCTCGACGACCCCCAGTGGGCCGAACTCGTCGCCGTAACCGAGATCAACCGGGCGATCTCGGCGGCCACGCTGGACACCTACGGGCAGATGGGCGTCGAGGCCAAGACGTGGATGACCGCCGCCGACGACCGCGTCTGCCCCCTGGTCTGCGAGGCGAACTCGATTGACGGGCCGATCCCGCTCGGCGCCCTGTTCACCTCCGGGGTCGCCGCACCGCCCGGTCACCCCCGATGCCGCTGCGCACTCGACGCAGCCACCGTCACACCCGCTGAAGCCGAAGGAGCCTGATGGCCAAGAAGAACAAGGCCGCCGCCGGCATCGCCGGCCGCCTGGTCAAGTCCGAGGACGAACGCCGCTACACCCTCGTCGTCGGCTACCCCGCCAACAAGCCCGACGTGGCCGTCGCCGCCGACGGCTACCGCGACTTCGCGTCCAAGGCCGCCGTCGAGGACGCGGCCTGGTCGTACCTGGCGACCTCGCCGAACGTCGGCCTGTGGCACGCCGACGGCACCGACGGCGCCGGCCGCGTCGTCGAGTCGTACATCTACCGCGGCCCGGACTGGACCGTGAAGGCCGCCGACGGCACCGAACACACCGTGACCGCCGGCGACTGGCTGCTGGGGATCCAGTGGGGCGAGCAGGCGTGGGGCGACATCAAGGCCGGCCGGATCGGCGGGGTGTCGATGCAGGGAAGGGCCGAGCGGCGGAAGCCGACGGCCGAGGCAGTGGCGAACCTGAGGAGCTGAACGTGACCACCACGACCACCGAGACCGCGGCCGAGAAGTCCGAGGTCGAGATCACCGAGCTGGCGTCGATCGAGCCGACGCGGATGGACGGCATCGGCCAGCCGGCGAACGGCTTCCCGATCCTGATGATGAAGTCGCTGGCGCCCGCGCCGATCGAGAAGGCGCCCGCGCCGACCTCGGCCGCGGCGGCGTGCGGCTGCGCGCCGGACTGCGCGTGCTGCTCCGGCACCGCCAAGGCCACGGCCGAGCCGAAGGCCAAGAAGGCCAAGGACGGTGGCAAGAAGACGACCAAGAGCGCTACCATGCCGGAAGGCGACTCGAACACCAGTACGAACGCCGCAATCACGCCCGACGTGATCGCGAAGGCAGTGGCAGAGGCCACCGGTCCCCTCCAGGCGGAGCTCAAGACTCTGCGGGACCAGATGGCGAAGGTCCTGGCGACCCCGATCCCCGGTGGACCCCAACTCGTCACGCCCCCGACCACCCCGCAGCAGCCGAACGCCGCCCTCAACGAGGCCGCCCGGCTGCGCGCCATCGCCAAGCAGACGATCGACCCGGAGACCCGGGCGTCGTACCTGGAGCTGGCCGCGCGCGAGGAAGGGGCCCCGATCACGTAAGGAATGACCCCATGGCCATCTCCCTGAAGGAGATGTTCTCCGACTGCGACAGCCGCGCCGACCGGGCGGCCCGCCTGGAGATGCTCAAGGCGGCGTTCGTCGCCACCTACGCCGAGACCGACGCCGGCCAGGTGTCCTGGGCCGGCAAGGGCCACCCGCTGGCCAAGGGCATCGGCTCCGTGGCCGGCAGCCGCAACGCGATCTCGCGGCTCGACGAGCTCGCGAAGTCCCTGTCCGCCGACCAGCTGTCCGCGTTCGGCGCCGACCTGGCCAACCAGCGCGCCTACCTGACCGGCCAGGTCGCCAAGGACTGGACCCCGTCCAGCCCCGTCGGCGGCACCGGCCTGACCCCCTACGACCTCGAGCCGCAGGCGAAGGTCCTGGTCCCCAAGCACACCCCGATCCGCAACAGCACCCCGCGGGTCAAGGGCCAGGGCAACGCCCGCAAGTTCAAGCGCATCGACTCCTTCAGTAACGCCGGCATCCCCGGCGGTGCCAGCAGCCAGCGCATCGGCTTCTCCTCGCTGACCACCACCAGCACGTGGGGCCCGACCGGGAACCTGACGCTGGCCCGCCCCCCGAAGATCTCCTACACCGGCTCGGACTGGTCCGTGCCGTACGTCGAGCTCGGCGTCAGCGACAGCGTGGACTGGGTCGCCCAGTTCCAGGGCCTGGGTTTCGACGACCTGCGCGCCCTGTCGCACATGGCCCTGCTGTGGTCCCACATGATGGGCGAGGAGCGGACCATGCTGTACGGCCGGGGCACCGGCACCGGCTACGAGGGCGTCGTGGCCGCGCCCGGATCGGTCACCACCGCCACCGCGACCACCGGCGGCACGATCCCGGCCGCGACGTACAGCGTGTACCTGACCGCCAACACGGGTTTCGGCGAGTCCGTCAACTCCACCGTCGCCACCCAGGTCACCACCGGCTCCACCTCGACGATCACGATCTCGATCGGGACCGAGCCGACCGGCGCGATCAACTACAACGTGTACGTCGGCACCACCGCCGGCATCACCAACGCCAAGTTCCAGGGCACGTTCACCCCCACGAACTCCGGTGTGACGCCGCAGATCGTGCTCACCTCGTACAACGCCTCCGGCACCGCCGGCACCGGCACCGACACCTCCGCGGTCGCGACCGACTACGACGGGTTCCTGTCGATCCAGTCCGACCCGACCAAGACCGGCTACCTCGGCCGCGTCAACGGCAAGTTCTCCACCACCAACCCCGGCAGCGAGTTCGACACCGCCCTGGCGGCGATGTTCGTCAACAACGGCGCCGACCCGGACGAGATCTGGATGACCGGCGCGATGCGCGCCGAGTTCGGGCAGCTGATGCGGATCGGCGGCAGCAACGGCGCCGCGTCCGGCTACCGCACGAACGTCGTCACCGGCGACGGCTCGGTGACCATGGGCACCTCGGTGACCGGCTACGTGAACCAGAACACCGGCAAGGTCCTGGACGTCGGCACCCACCGCTTCATGCCCGCGGGCGCGTCCCTGATCCGGTCGCTGTCGGTCCCGATCGACGACTCCCGCGTCGGCGCGCCGACCCAGGCCGTCAACGTGCAGGACTACATGGCCGTGGACTGGCCCACGATCCAGATGACCTACGACTGCTCGACCTACCAGATCGGGACGCTCGAGCACATCGCCCCGGCCTGGCACGGCCTGCTGCTCGGCATCAGCTGATCCCCCGCCCCCTACGAGTCGAAGGAGCCGCCGTGGCGCGCGTGCCCGCAGAGGACATCCGCCAGGTTGCCACCGTCATCGACGGCCGCGAGTACCGGGCGTCCGGCGGCTTCTTCGACATGCCCGACCGCGACGCGAAGGCGCATCTGGCCTCGGCCGGGTTCGGCGGGTCGTGGTCGCCGGTGCGCGGCGCCACGGGGCGCCGGGCGCTCGGCCGCCGTTGCAAGGACTGCGGCTTCGGTTCGTACTTCACCACGTGTTCCCGCTGCGGCGGGGCCTGCCAGAGGGAGGGCACCGATGCCCCCGCGCAAGAAGCCTGAGGTCCCGGCCGAGGAGCCGGACGTCGTCGAAGAGCTCGACGACGAGACCGAGCCGGACGAGGCCGACGAGGACTCGGACGTCGAGCAGCCGTGCACCGAGCACTACCCGTACGGCTGGAAGGGCGTCCCGGCCCACCACGACGGCGTCGGCTGCGAGCACGGCTCCTGGACCCGGCCCGAGTCCTGATGCCCCTGTCCGGGCTCGTCGTCGAGCCGCCACGAGTGAAGTGGGTGATCTCCATGGAGAGCGAGCGGATCAGCTCAGCCAGCACGGAGGTCGTCCGCTTCCCCGTGTTCGCCGACTCGGCCGGGACCCTGATCAACCCCAGCGGCTACACCGTGGCGTTCGCGCTGCTTGCGGCGGCGACCGACAAGCCCATCGTGACCGACTGGAAAACCGGCACCTGGGACGTCAACGCCATCGGCGGCTACGTCGCCCAGTTGCTCGTCGGCCCCAGCGGCGTCACCAACCCGGGCTCCGGCACTTATTACTGCTGGATCCAGATCACTGCCGCCGGCGAGACCGTCGTCCGGCAGGTCGGCCAGCTCATCATCGACTGAACAGGACACAATCATGCCTTTGTCTCAGGTCGTCGGGGTCACGCCGCAACCGCGGCTGACGCCGTACCTGAGCATCGACATGTTCAAAAACCACCGGCGCCGCGGCGTCCAGGTCGACAACCTCGTCCCCCGCGGCACCCCCGCCGAACAGGACGCCGCCCTGGCCGAGGTGATCGAGTCCGCGTCGGCGTGGATCGACAACACCGTCCTGGGGATCCTGGCCGCGACCTCCGACACAGAACTTCGACAGGTCAACGTCGACCGCAACGGGTACGCCGCCATCCACCCCCGCTTCCGGCCCGTCATCGCCCTGACGGCGTTCCAGATCGGCCCGACCCCGGCCCTGATGCAGGCCCTCACGGACCTGACCGGCACCGGCGTGGAACTGAACCGGTTCGCGGTGCCGACCTCGCCGCTGAACCTCACCAGCTCGGCCGGGCCGTTGCAGTTCGGGAACACGACCGCGCCCGCCGACCGGCAGTGGGTCCAGTACACCTACCAGAACGGCTACCCGGTCACCACGCTCACCGCCCCGGCCGCGCTCGGGGCAACCAGCATCGCGGTGGCCGACACCACCGGCATCGTGCCCGGACAGACCTGGCTGACGATCTACGCGCTTCAGAGCCGGATCCGGTTCCAAGCCGGCGCCGTGTCCACCGCGCCGTCCGGCGGCGTCGGAACCGGACCGGGCACGGTCGGCTGTCCGGCGCTGGCCTCCGCGGTCCCGAACAACCCGTCCTACCCGACGATGGTGTCCGCGCTGCCGCCGGACATCATCGAAGCCTGCGTCCTCGTCTGTCGGGCGATCATCAAGGAGACCGGCGGCGGATCGGTCGTGGCCTCCGGGAACCGCAGCATCACCGCAGGCGACAAGGACCCGTTCGGCGCCGGAGACGACTACGTCGAGGCCGAGGCGTTCCTACGCCCCTACATGGTGCCGTGGGAGTGAGGCCGCGATGACCGCACCCCCGAACCCGGGCGGCCAGAACCGGCGCCTGATGCGTACCGCGATCGCAACGTGGCTCAACGCCCAGCACATCCTGGGCCTGGACCACGTCTACCGGGCGCGGCCGCCGGAGGTGACGTTCGCCGAGTACGAGACCGGCACCTCGCAGTACCGCTGCCAGGCGTTCGTGTCGCTGCCGGAGGACCGCGAAACGCGCCTGGTCATCACGGGCCCGGTCCTGCCGACTGGCAAGCAGATCCACTACGCCGCGGAGCTGGAGTTCTGGCACCGCGTCTACGAGCTGTCCGAGCTCGACTGGGCCGACGCCGAAGACGACTACGACCGCATCATCGAAGCCGTCAAGGACTGTCTGCGCGCGCAGGGGCGGCAGCTCGGCCGGCCGGACGCGATCTTCTCCGTCGGCGAGTTCGGCGACGGCATCGTCGGCCGCCACGACCCGCCGATGCTGCTGGACGGCGGTACCGCGCAGCGCACCGGCGTTCTCCGCTTCCAGGTGACCCAGTTCATATGACGCCTCGGAAGCGCCGGGCCCGGCGCCAGGTCTCGGCGGCGACCCGCGCCAAGGAGTCCAAGGCCCAGCGCGGCCGCCACCACAAGGGCAAGAAGCGCACCGCCGCGCAGCGTGCCGCGCAGTCCAAGCGGCAGCGCGGCAAGCACCACAAGGGCCACAAGCTCAACGCCAAGCAGCGCAAGGCGTTGTCGGCCCGGATGAAAGGCAAGCGCCACCCGCACAAGGGCCACCCGCACCGCACCACCAGCCGACACACCACAGGCAGGACCCATGGACGACGACACCACCGCGACCGAGGCCGGATCTACCCCAGCCACTTCAAGCACGGCCGGAACCGGCTCCCCGCGCGGTTCAAGAAGGGCCGGCGGCCCCGCGGGGTCCGCAGCCCCTTCGCTGCCGGACGCCGTCACGTCCGCGCCTGGGGCTCCGGAGGACGCCGGGCCCGCGGCCGACGCCGTTGAGGCTGAGACGCGGCCGGGCTGGTACCGCAACACCGGCCCGACGCCGCTGGTGATCCAGCCGCCGGTCGGGCCGACGCTCGAGGTCCGCCCGGCGCGCGAGGCCGAGTACGACCAGGACGGGCAGCTGCTCGCCGAGGCCGTCCCGGCCGGGGCGGTGTGGCTGCTCGACGACCTGCACCACCCGCACCTGGCCTTCGCCGGCTCCGACCCGGCCGGCCCCGACACCGCAACGGAGGTCTGAGCCATGACCGCCCCGCCCGCCACGTACGCCAGTCTCAAGCGGGTCCTGGGCGTCGCCAAGGAGGCCACGCCCGGTACCCCCGTCAACCCGACCATGTTCATCCCGTTCACGAAGTTCGACTGGAACGACAAGCCGACGTGGCTGATGGACCAGGGCGTGCGCGGCGTCATGGCCAACGATTCGTTCGCGGTCATCCAGGGCGTCGAGGTCGGCGAGATCGATTTCGAGGGCCCGGCGTACGCCGACACCGTCGGGTTCCTGCTGGGGAACCTGCTCGGCGACGTCACCGCCACCGGCACCGCGACGACCCCGACCGGGACCCTGTCCGCGCTGTCGAACGTCGGCGCCACGTCGGTGTCGTCGTCGGTGTCGATCCCGGCCAGCACCCTGATCCAGATCGACACCGGCATCAACGCCGAGATCGTCACGACCACCGGTGCGCCGACCGGCGCCGGCCCGTTCACCATCCCGGTCCCGGCGCTGACCAAGGCCCACGCCAACGGGGTCGCGATCACCGCCGTGCAGTCGACCGGGTCGTTCGCGCACGCGTTCTCGCTGATGAACTCCGGCGCCGGCACGGGCCAGGTCGCCGGGACCGCGCAGCCGACCGCGCACACCTTCACCCAGTTCTACGGCCCGGCCGCCACGTCGGGGACGCGACAGTTCACGTTCGGCTGCGTCACCGAGGTCGGGTTCAAGTGGAACGCCGAGTCGGAGTACCTGACCGTCACCGCGAAGATCGTCGCCTACATCTCGAACATCCCGGGCTCGGGCCCGACCGCGGTGTACACCGGCGCGCTGCCGCTGGCGTCGTGGCGCGGCCAGCTCGGCATCGGCGGCCCGGCCTCGGGCGGGACGCTGGTGGCCTCCGCGGAGTCCGGAGAGTTCAACCTCAAGCGCGACGTGAAGCCGAAGTTCACCGCGCAGAACAGCCAGAACCCGTACTTCTTCCAGCGCGGCGGCGTCACCGCCGACTTCAAGAACACGTTCGTCATGGCGGACGAGTCGCAGTACCTGAACATGCGGAACAACACCCAGCCCCAGTACCAGTTCGTGCTGTCCAACGGCCTGACCGGGGCGTCCGCGCTGGGGTTCCAGTTCGACATGCAGGCCGCGGCGTTCACCGAGGCGAAGCCGGACTTCGGTGAGGAGGCGATCCGGCTGGCCGTGACCGGCAAGGGCGTGCTGAACACCACGAACGCCGGATACACCGGCGGCTACTCCCCGGCGAAGGTCACGATCACCAACGCCGTCACGCCCGGCACCTACCTGTGAGGACCCTGATGAGCCACGACATCGCAGAGCAGACCGGCGGGGCGCTGCCGGATCCGAACCCGACGTGGGAGTCGCTCGCCGTCTCCCCGGACGGCCCGGCCGCGTCCGGCCCTGCGGACCCCGCGCCGTCGGCGGTGCCGGCCGGTGCGCACCCGATGCCGTCGGGCAACTGGGTGGTCATCGCCGACGCCCGCACCCTGACCCGTGGCGACAAGCGCGAGCTGATCCGCGAGGCGTCCAAGTACGACACTCCGGCCGAGCAGGGCCTGGCGGTCACCGACCTGCTGCACCGCAGGCTCATCACCGCCTGGTCCTACCCGCACCCGCTGCCCTCGGCCGACCCGGCGTCGCTGGAGCTGCTGCCCGCGCAGGACGACGACGCCCTGGACGAGCTCATCAAGGACGCGAACAGGCTGCTGTTCCCCCGCCCGGTCAGCCCCGACGACTACGCCGACCCGGCGTCCCCTACCGCGCCCTCCGGCGCGTAAGGGCCGCCCTGGAGGGAGGAGAGGGCGCCGCCCGCATCAAGTGGCCGGAGGGTGACGTGTGGCGCGACGTGTGTGACTACGGCTGGTGGATGAAGCAGCACAGCAAGACCCCGGCCGAGGTGGACGCGATGCCCGCCTGGTTCGAGGCCAGGTACCCGCAGTTTGCGCAGGTCTGGGACGACGTGACGAGTGAGAGGAGGGGCTGATGCCGACGCTGGTCTGGCGGGGCGTGGGCGAGTTCGACCGTGCGCTGCAACGGCTCGTCGCGGATGCCTCTCGGGCTGCCCAGCGCGGGGCGAACGCGGCCGCGCTGGCGGTGGCCACCCGCACGAAGGAGAAGCTGACCACGACCACGCATCGGCGGGGCGAGCCGACACCGTCCCGGCCGGGCGAGCCGCCGTCGCTGGTGACCGGCACCCTGCGCCGCTCCATCAAGGTCATCCCGGCTGAGCCGCGGGGCGCTACCGGCTGGGCGTCGAAGGTCGGGCCGACCGCCGTGTACGGCCGGATCCAGGAGCTCGGCGGGCCGCTGCCGCGCAGCGTGCACCGCGCCATGTACAAGCACGACCCGAAGCTGCCGGCCCGTCCCTACCTCGGGCCGGCCGTGCAGGAGCTGATCGACTCCGGGGCTTTGTGGACCGCGTTCCGGTCCGGATGGGACCGGTTCTGATGACCCTTGGACTGCTGCCGCCGGTTGTGGCTGAGCTCCTGATGGACATCAAGGACTTCCAGGCCAAGGCCGGTGAGGCCGAGACCAGGATGGAGGGCCTGACCGCCTCCGGGTCCGCCGCGTTCAACCGGGTGGGGAAGTACGCGACGCTGGCCATGGTCGGGGTTGCGGCGGCGAGTGTGAAGATGGCCGCGGACTTCGAGACGCAGATGACGCGGCTGTACACCGCGGCCGGCGCCCCGGAGCAGGCGGTCAAGGACGCGACCGGCCAGGTGCTGAAGCTGGGGGATGCGGTCGGGTTCTCCGGCACGCAGATGGCCGAGGCGCTGTACCACCCGGTGTCGGCCGGCCTGAGCTTGGCGACGTCGCTGGAGGCGGTGAAGTACAGCGCCGAAGAGGCGCAGATCTCGGGCGCGTCCCTGGACGACACCACCTACGCCCTGTCCAGCGTCATGAAAGCGTTCAACCAGGACGCATCTCAAGCCCATGACACGATGGCGCTGCTGAACAGCATCGTCGGCCAGGGCGACATGCGCTTCCAGGACTTCAACACCTCGGTGAAAAACTGGGCTCCGACGGCCGCGCAGATGGGCATCAGCATCCAGAGCATGGGTGCGGCCCTGGCCTACCTGACCGACCGTGGCAACTCGGCCGAGGAGGCCGCGACCCGGGTCACGATGGGCCTGTCGATGATGACCACGCCGTCGAAGCAGGCCGCGAGCCTGCTCGAGGGCATGGGCGTCGCGTCCTCCGACGTGTCGGCGTCGACGACGGCCATGACCGACATCATGAAGAAGGCCGGCGTCACCCAGAACCAGCTCGCCGCCGACCTGGCCAAGCCGGACGGCATCTACGTCGCGCTGACGCACCTGAAGTCGGCCCTGCACGACGCCGGCGTCGAGGGCACCGAGGCCGATTCGGTGCTGGCGAAGGTGTTCGGTGGCGGCCGGTCGGACAAGGCGATCCTGTCGCTGATGCAGAACCTCGACGGGCTGAAGACCAAGTACGAGGACATCGGCGCCGGCGTCGGGAAGTTCGACGCGGCGTGGGCGGCGACGCAGCAGACGTTCTCCTTCAAGATGAAGCAGCTCGGCGCGGATGCCGAGAACCTCGGCATCTCCTTCGGGATGAAGCTGATCCCGATCCTCGAGGGCGTCGTGAGCTGGTTCGACCGGAACCAGTGGGCTGTGGTCGCGCTGGCCACGGTCATCGGCGGCGTGCTGACCGTCTCGGTGATCCGCTACGTTCAGACCCTGACCGGCACCCTGATCACGGGCCTGGCCAAGGCCGTGATCAGCATCAAGGCCATGGGCGACTCCAGCGCCGAGGCCGCGGCGAAGCAGGAGGCCGCGGCGGCCTCGGCCGAGAAGTGGGGCGGGAAGCTCGGCAACGCCATCCCGGTGATTGGCGCGGTCGTGACCGGCGCGGTGATGCTCGCACAGAAGATCAACGACTGGGCCGGGCAGGCCGACAAGGCCGGGCTGTCCGCCGATCAGCTCGCGTCGAAGATGCTGGACACCTCCGGTGCGACCGGGCAGCTGAACAACGTGATGGACGCGGCGGGCATGACCGCGGACACCCTGGGCGGCAAGTGGACCGCGTCGACGAGCACGGTCGCGCAGCTCGGGATCATGACGGCGAAGGCCGGGCAGCAGATGGGCGACGCCTCCCGGATGACCGGCCAGTACGACGCGGCGCTGGCCCAGCTGGTGCAGTCGGGGAACGGCGCGCAGGCCAAGTCCATCATGGACCAGATCACCGCGGCGACCGACGCCCAGGGCAAGAAGATCGTGAACGCTGCGGCGGCGTTCCCGCAGTACTTCGCCGCGCTGGCGCACCAGGCCGCGACCACCGCCGAGACCACGGCGGCCACCGACGGCAGCACCGCGGCGGTCGACGCGAACAGCGCGGCCGTCGACGAGAACGCGAAGGAGATCGGGCAGGCCGTTGCCGCCGGCGATTCCCTGACCGACGCCATCAAGGCGGCCAGCGACGCCTATACGGCCCTGTCGTCGAACCTGTCGGGGTCCGGGATCCTGCTGGACTTCAAGAAGGACCTGCTGGACGTCGGGGACGAGCTGAAGAAGAACGGGAAGTCGTTCAACGACAACAGCGACGCCGGCATCGCGAACATGAAGGCGTTCGGCAGCGCCGCCCAGAAGATCCTCGACTACCGCGACAACCAGATCAAGGCGGCCGGCGGGACGAACGCCTCGACGGCGGCGATCCAGGCGGCGAACAAGACCGCGGCCGACCAGGCGCAGCAGCTGCTCGACGTGTGGGAGCACCTGACCGGCAACAAGAAGGCCGTCGACGCCTACGCCACCAGCATCGACCTGATCCCCAAGAGCATGTCCACCACGGTCAGCACCCCCGGCCTGGGGGCGGCCCTGTCCGGGTTCCAGCAGCTCGCCCAGGAGCAGGGCTACGTCGTCGGCCGCGGCGGGTCCCGCGTGCAGTCCAACGCCGCCGGCGGCTACATCACCGGCGAGGGCTCAAGCACCTCCGACAGCATCCTGTCCTGGCTGAGCAACGGAGAGTTCGTCGTGAACGCCGGCGCGGTCTCCGCCGTGGGCCGGCCGTTCCTGGACGCCATCAACAGCGGCTATCTGCCGGCCGCCCCCCGCGCCGCGTCCGCCACGGCGCAGGGCGCCGGCGGCAACGTCATGGTGCAGGTGGTCCTCGACGGCAAAGTCGTCAACGGCGCGGTGCGCACGCAGACGCTGCGCTACGACTACCGCAACTCCGGCAACAACCTGGCGCTGGCCGGCCGCCCATGACCGTCGCCACCATCCCCCAGGTCATTTACGAGTTCGCGTTCAACGCCGACCCGCAGCAGTCGACGCTGCCCGCCTACTGGACCGACCTGTCGGGGCGGGTGCTGTTCGGCTGGACCACCGGCCGCGGCAAGCAGTACGAGTCCGACGCCAACGAGGCCGGCACCTGGGACGTCGAGCTCGACGACCGCGACGGCGCCCTGGACCCGGGCAACGCCGCCTCGCCGTTCTCGCCGAACGTCATCCCCTACCGGCAGGGCCGTATCCGGATCGTCTTGGGCAACAACCTGCTGGTCCCGGACCAGGCGTCGGCCGGGGACTGGTCGCCGCTGGCTGCCGGCCCGGTGCCCTGGTACTTCGGGGTGTCCTCGGCGTCCGGGTTCGCGGTGTCGGTCGTGGCCACCGGGAGCGCGTTCCAGGGCGGCCGGGTGTTCGCGGTCGTCGTCCCGTCCGGGGCTGCGCAGCCCAAGGACGTCCTGGACGTGTCGGTTCCGCAGGTGAACGCCGGCACCGCCTACACGTTCAGCGTTCAGGCGCAGGTGACGACGTCCGGGCAGAACCCGACCCTGAACGCCGCGATCAACTGGCTCGGCGCCGCCGGGAACGTCGTGTCCACCACGTCCGGATCCGGCTCGGTCCTCACCGGCGCGTCCGGGACGTGGACACAGCTGACCGCCACCGGCACCGCGCCGGCCGGGGCGGTCGCCGCCACGGTCCGGCTGGTGACCACGACCACGCCGAGCGCGAACACCACGGTGTGGGCGGACGGGTTGCAGCTCGAGGCCCGCGGCTACGCCAGCCGCTGGCAGATGCCCTGGCAGACCGGCGTGAACCTGCTGCCGCAGAACGTCGGCACCGGCCTGGAGACGATGAATCCCGTCTCCGACACCGCGACCGCCTGGTTCTACCCGACGGGTACGGCCACGGTCGCGCGGGCGACGAACCTGACCGCGGCCCCGACCGGCACGACGACGGCGGTCGCATGGACGGTGCCGTCCGGGGTGACTGCGGGCACGGCGCTGCTGTACGCCGGGGTGGCGCCGGCCGGGGCGCCGACCGGCCCGGCCGCGGACTGCGTGCAGGTGACCGCCGGCCAGCAGTACACCGCCTCGGCGTACCTGCTGCGCACCTCCACCGCGGACGCGATCCAGGTGTCGGCGTCGATTGCCTGGTACGGCGTCGGCGGCGGGGCGGCGCTTTCGACGACGGCCGGCACCGCTGGCGCGGTGTCGTCGGGATCGTGGTCCCGGGCGACGGTGACCGGCACGGCCCCGGCCGGGGCGGTGTGGGGGCGGATGCTGCTGACCGTCACAACGCCGACCACGACCGTGTCGAACACCATCTACGCGACCGGCTGGCAGATGGAGCAGGCCGCGGCGGTGTCGGCGTGGGCCGACCCGGGCCTGACCCGGTTCCCGTTCACCGGGTTCGTCGAGCGGTGGCCGCGGGCGTTCGAGGAGCAGGAGTCGACGTTCGGCACATCCCGGCTGGAGTGCGTGGACGCTTTCGCGGCCCTGGCCCAGTACACGGTGCAGGACCCGTTCCTCAACGAGCTGCTGGTGCTGGGCGCGGGCCCGAACTTCGTGTATCCGCTGAACGACCCGGCGGGGTCCACCGCGGTCGCCGACGCCGCGGGGAAGCGGATCGGCGCACCGGTGGAGACTTCGCCGTACGGGGCCGGGGCGCTGAGCTTCGGCAACCAGGTCACGGCGACGAACTCGAACCTGACAATGGTCGGCGGGTCCGGGCCGGTGGCTACGTTCAACAACGCCTCCGGGCCCGGGCAGCTGTCCGAGGCGTTCATCTCACTGCACAAGACGACGCTGACGCCCGGGCCGCCGACGTCGGGGGCGTGGACACGGCTGGTGGCGTTCCGGGCCCCGGCCGTCCCGGGCGGCAGCAACCAGTTCTTCGTCTGGCAGTCGATCTCCCTGCCGATCGGTGTCATCAACGCCTCGCAGTTCGGCGTCCAGATCGACAACGGCGGGCACCTGCTGCTGGGGGTGACCGACAGCACCGGCACACACAGCGGCAGCTGGTCGAGCGCCGCCTCGGTGTGTGACGGGAACTGGCACCTGGCCGCGGTCGGCCTGGACCCGGCCAGCGGCAACAGCCCGATGTGGTACGACGGCACGCTTCAGGCCACCGGCACGGGTCTGACCAACCTCGCGCAGATGCTGTCGGACACCGTCGGCGCGTTCGTGACGTTGGACACCTCCACGTACTCCAACGGCATGAAGGGCGACGTCGCGTTCGTCTGCGAGTTCCCGTTCTTGCTGACCAACGCGCAGATGACGAACCTGTACGGCTCGTTCCGGTCGGCGTCGTCCGGGGAGTCGACCGGGGCCCGGTATCAGCGGGTCCTGACGTGGGCGGGCTGGAGCGGCCCGACGGCGATCGACAGCGGCCTGACGCAGTCGATGGGGCCGGCCACCGACCTGCTTGGCACGTCCGGGCTGGACGCGCTCAACTTGATCGCGCTGACGGAGAACGGCGACCAGTACGCGGCCGGGAACGGCGCGATGACGTTCAAGGCCCGCAGCGCCTACTACAACAGCCGCACGCCCGCGTTCGTCTTCGGCGAGAACGCGCCGGTGGGGAACCTGGGCGAGTGGCCGTGCGAGGTCGGGACGGTCGACTTCGACCCGTCGCACATCTCGAACCTGACGCAGGTGCAGCAGTACGGCGGCTCGACCTACCAGTACACGGACGCGACCTCGAAGCGGCGCTACTTCCCGCGGACGTACCAGCGGACCGTGAACACGTCCTCGGCCGCGGAGGCCCTGTCGGCGGCAACGTACCTGACCAGCCAGCTGAAGGATCCGCACCAGCGCGCGGACGTGATCCGGCTGCACCCGTCGGCGATCCCGGGGCTGTTCGCGGTGTGTGCGCAGCTGGAGAAGGGCACGCGGATCCGCTACATCAAGCGGCCGCCGGGCGGGGCGCCGTCGACGACGATCGACGCGTTCGTGCAGCAGGTCAACTGGACGTGGCCCGCGGACGTCAACGACCCCGTCGTGGAGATCCAGGCGTCGCCGGCGGACCTGCAGGCGTACGGGGTGCTGGCGGCGCTGCGGACGACGCTGAACGTGCAGGCCGCGTCCGGCCAGAACAAGGCCACGATCAACGCGCTGCCGGACGCGGCCACGAACTCCCTCGCGCAGTCGCTGCCGTCGGGGTATCAGCTGACGTTCGAGCCGGGCACCGCCCGGGCCGAGACGATGACGCTCGCCGCGGGCGGGATCCCGGCTACGTCGCCGGGCTGGACGACGGCGCAGTTGACGTTCACGTCGAACTTCGCCTTCACGCACGCGGCGAACTCCGTGGTGTGCGAGCCGCTCCCGGCCGGCTACACCGACCCGACCACCTGGGACGTCTCGGCGACTATCGGCGCGTCGTATACCACGGTGCTGTCCGGTGGGGCCTCCGGTACGGCCACGGTCACGGTGGGGCCGCTGCCGGACGCGGCTTACAACCCGCTGGGGGCGGTGTGGAACGGCGGCGACACGGTCACGCTGTCGCCCGGCACCGCCAACGCCGAGACCATGACCATCAAGTCGGTGGCGGCGACGCTGCCCGGCTACACCTCCTGCGTCCTGACGTTCACCGCGAACCTCGCGCACTCCCACGCCGCCGGCGACTACGTGTGCGACGTGCTGCCCGGCGGCGTCACCAACCCGGCCGCGCTGACCCCCACTTTGCGATTGGCGTACTGACGTGCCTCTTCCCGTGCCCAGCCCGCGCACGTTCGGCGTCAGCGAGATCGAGACCGCCGGCAACCTCAACAGCCTGCGCGACGCCGTCACGTTCGCGCTGAACCCGCCGCTGGTGCGGGTCAGCCAGACATCCGTGCAGACGCTGACCACCAACGTGTGGACGGCGATCAGCATGGACACGACCGTCGTCGACACCTACGGCATGCACTCCAACGTCACCAACAACACCAGAGCAACCGCGATCGTGACCGGCTGGTACTGGACAAGCGGTGCTGTCGCGTTCGCCGCGAGCGCTACCGGCACCCGCGGGGCCCGGCTGGCCGTCAACGGCAACGTGATCGCGGGCAGCGCGCAGTTCGGGCCGCCGTCCGCGTCCGGGTCGTTTGCGACCGTCACGACGTCGCTGCCGCTGTTCCTGAACGCCGGCGACTACGTCGAGCTCCAAGGCGTGCAGAACTCCGGCGGCAACCTCAACACCCTGTCGGCCACCGACCTCGATTCGACGCTGGCCCTGCTCTGGGCACACGTGTGATCCCGGCGAACAAGGAGGCGTGATGATCGGATTCGACTACACCGAGCGCATCGACCCGGCCGCGCTGAAGGCCGCCGGCTGCCGGGTGGTGTTCCGCTACCTGTCCCAGCCGGGCTGGCCGAAGAACCTGACCGGCGCGGAGGCCGAGGAGCTCCTGGCGGCGGGGATCGCGATCGTCCTGAACTACGAGACCACCGCGACGTTCATGCTCGGCGGGTACGCGGCGGGCGTCGCCTGCGCGAAATCGGCCCGAGCACAGGCTGACGCCCTCGGCGCACCGCGGAACGCCCGGATCTACTACTCCGACGACTTCGACACCACCGCGGACCAGATCCCGACGGTCATGGACTTCCTGCGGGGCGCCGCCTCGGAGGACGGCAAGGACGAGGTCGACGCCTACGGCGGCCTGCGGATCTCGCAGGCGGCCGCGGCGGCGGGGATGCGGCCGTGGCAGACGGTCGCCTGGTCCGGCGGGAAGTGGGAGCCGCGGGACGTGGCCCGGCAGACGGGCCAACAGCAGATCGTCGGCGGCGTGCGCGTCGACGTCAACGAGATCGAGGATTTTGGCGCTCTGGGCGCCTGGATTGGAGGAGAGATGGAGCTCACTGACACGGTGGAGGTCAGCGCGGGGTTCGCGCAGCGCTACCCGGCCACGGCCCCGGACGGTTTCACGGCTGGCGCGAAGGTCCCGGTGTCCACGCTGCTGCTCGGCGCGGCGATCCGCGACGTGAACAACGAACACAAGTTGGACCAGGTGCTGGCCGCACTGAAGCAGCAGGCGATCGACGCCGGCACGCTCGCGGCGGCGATCGTCGCGGACCTGAAGGCGGCCGGCGTCATCACGGTTGCCAACCCGGCCGCCATCGCGACCGCGGTCGTCACCGCGCTGGAACAGCACAACCTCGGCGGGGTGAGCACGCAGCAGCTGCACGACGCGCTGACCGCCGCCGCCGCGACCCTGGACGGAGGCGGCGCGTGATGTCCGAGCACGTGAAGGGCCAGATTGTCCGTGCGCTGCGGCTGCTGGCCGCGGTGCTGGCGTCCCAGCCGGTCGCCGCGGCGATCGCGTCGTCGACGCTGGTCCGGTACCCGCTGGCCGCTGCGCTGGTGGCCGGGTTCGAGGTGGCGGTTCGGCAGGGCTTCCCGGTGAAGTCGCTGCCGCGGATCTCCAGCGTCCTCGCGCCGGCCGCGGCCTCGTCGCCGCTCGGGTTGCCGACCGTCCAGTCCGACGTCGCCGCGCCGGTGCGGGTCGTGGCCCCGCCCCCGCTGCCGCCGATGACGCCCGTGCAGGTGCCGCTCAGTCCGGACGGGACCGGGACCACATCGGACCCAGCGCCGCCGGCCCCGGGCGCCCAGCCGGGAGGTGAGGGGGCGACGTCGCCGTGACGGTCGACCCGACCACCCAGGCCACACTTCAAGCGATGGTGACGCACCTGTACGACGAGATCAGGGACATGCGAACGGATCTCGCAGGTGCGCGATCGGATGTTCGGAACCTCACCACGATGACCCAGGCGGCGCTCACGCAGGTCGGCGATCACGAGGCCCGGCAGCGTGCGCTCGAGAATGGCACGGCGCCGGTCATTGCGGACCTGCACGCCGAGATCGAGGCTCTCAAGCGGGACTCTCGCTCGACGTCGCGTTCGGTGTGGATCGGTACTGGCATCGCGCTGGCGGCGTCGGTGGCGCTGCCGATCGTGATCACGGTGGCCACGGCGAAACCCTGACGCCGGTGACGAGCACGGCCCCGCCTTCGGTTCGGGCGGGGCCGCTTCGTCGTGTCCGGGCCTACTCGGCCGGCGGTACCTGCTGCATCTCGGCGCGGGCCTGGGCCCGGCCTTCCTCGCGCAGCCGCTCCCGCTCGGCCTCACGCGCCGCCGGTCGGCGACGTCGCGCTTGGCCTGGAGTTCGACGGTGGGCTTGAGGAACCCGGCGAGGATCATGCCGAGCGGGCCGAGGAACAGGCCGAGGATGAAGCCGGACAGGGCGTCGATGGCGAGGAGTGGTCCTGCCTGCATGTGTCCCCCCAGTGATTGTGGGTGTGGCGTGCTGGGGGACGGTATCGCTCGACGCGGTGTGATCGGTAGAGAACGGACGTGCGAACGCCCGGCCTGCCAGAGCCGGGCGTTCAGGGTGCGCACGAGAGGGTTCCAGCGTAGCGCGAACGCCCGGCCTTCCCGGGCCGGGCGTTCGTTCCGGAAGATGGTTCTGTTCCGGTGCTTCGTGAGAGGGCCAGCGTAGCGCGCCGCCCGGCCGCACGGGCCGGGCGCGGTACGCTTCCCCCGAACGCGAACGCCGGGCCCGGGTGACTGTCGGGCCCGGCGCTGCTGTTCCTACCGCCTGCGCTCGGCCTGGAGCGCGTACACGTGCTCCGCGGGCTCCAGATAGACCTGCTCATCGGGCGGCCACGTGAACCACAGGGGGTCGCCCTCGACGCGCACACCTATGCGCTGGGCGGTGCGCCGCATCTCGACGATCGGCCCGTACGAGCCGCCGACCGAGACCACCGTCCCGATGTCGAGCTTGTGTGCGGGGCAGTGGCGCCGCTCGCCGGTCACGACTCGACCTGCTGGACGTCCACCGCGTCGGCCTTCCACTCACCGGCGTCGTCGGTGATGTAGTACACGAGGCTCTCGTCCTCGTTGAGCCCGTAGTCGAAGACGTCGCCGGTGCGGCCGGCCTTGTCGACGACGGCGGTTCCTCGCGGGAGCCGGGATGTGGTCGTGGTGGTCATGTGCGGGCCCCCTGTCGCCTCGCGCGGGGCGGGACGGGGTTCGGGGAAGCGTCGTCGCCCACGCGCGGCCTGGGGGCCGTGGTGGCGAGAGACCTTCCCCGCGTGATGCTGAGCATCTTCGCGGTCCTCTCGGGTCCTGTGGAGTTGGATGCGCCCTGTGACAAGGCGCACATTCACCGTAGACCCGTGACCGGCGGCGGGGAAGATGCCGCACCGTGGCTGCCGGTGGCGTGGCAGGTCTCCGCGCGCCCTAGTCGCCCGTTTGGATGACGCGGTACACGACACGGTCGCTGACCCACGCTTCGTCGGCGCCGTCGCGGATGTCGCGCCAGGCCTGCGCGAGCCGGTCGGCCTTGGGGTTGCTGCCGGTGGCGCGCGAGGCGTCCAGGCCGTACCGGTCGAGCTCGGCCAGGATTTCCTCGCGAGTGCCTTCAGTGACGCCGTAACTCTTCATGCCCGCACGGTAGCGCGACCGCTGTGGGCTCGGGTGTTCGAACCCTGCTTTGCTGGGCGCACGCTTTACGCTACGCGCCGTAGCGGAATGCGTCGAGCGTGCGGGACAATTCTGGCGTGGCAGCTAAGGGCGGGGACACCGACGAGGGCAAGTGCAAGACCTGTGGGGGCGGCAAGGGGAAGTGGGTACCGTGGACTGACAAGGACGGCAAGACGCACACCCACTGGGTTTCGTGTGTCCCCTGCAACGGCACCGGGGAGAGGTGATCATGGTTGCGTCGCGACGTTGCACGTTCTGCCGAGGCAGCCGGACACTGGTCGCCGAGTGGGCGTACCTTCCAGCCGGCCAGAAGAAGCTGACGACGGCGGTGCTGCCGGTTCGGTGCAGGTGGTGCGAGGGGACCGGGCAGCGGAGGCCATCCGCTCCGCGCACCCCTCCGGGGTAGTTCCCATCCAAGGAAATCCGGAGCTACAGCGTTCTGAGCTGGGCAGGTCTTTCCCGGATGAGTACAGCGCTCAAGGCCCGAAACCGAAGGTTTTCTTTGGATAGGTAACCCAACTCGATCCGGGTATATGGGCAGCTCAGACGGTGTTCCCACCGCCCGGGCTGCCCAACTCAATTGAGAACAGGGTTCTTAGCCAAAGAATCCGCTACTCTGACCGGGTGACGGCTACCGAGCCTGTACTCAGCGAACTCGTTCCCTCCTGGCAGCTCTCGCTTCGAGCCGCCAACATGTCGCCGGGCGCCCGGGAGACCTACTCCCGAGGCGTCACGGCCTACCTGAAGTGGTGTAAGGACCACGGCCTCACGCCGCGCTTGGAGCACACCCAGGTCCAGACCTTCATCGCCGACTGCCTGGAGTCCGGGGGCGCCCCCACGACTGCGAAGAACCGCATCACTGCGCTGCGGAGCCTGTCGGCCTGGTGCGTGGCCGAGGGGGAGCTCGAAACGGATGAGATGCAGAAGGTGGCGTTCCCGCGCATCGGCAAGCGGTACCGGCCCATCCTGGACGAAGCCGACCTGGCCAAAATGATTGCTACCTGCGACGTCAAGACGTTTCTGGGCAAGCGCGACGCCGCGCTGCTGGCATTTCTGGCGGACTCCGGCGGACGCTCCAGCGAGGTACTGGGACTGGACCTGGACGACGTCTCCATCCCCAAGGGCCGGGCGCTCGTGCGCGGCAAGGGCGACAAGGACAGGCTGATCCCGTTCTCGCCGAACACGGCCACGCTGCTGGATCGCTACTTGAGGGCGAGACGCAAACACCGCCTGGCCAACCAGTCGACCGCGCTGTGGCTCGGGGACCGCGGGAAGACGTTCGGTTATGACTCGATGTGGTACATGGTGAAGAAGCGGGCCCGGCTGGCTGGCGTCGAGAATGTCCACCCGCACATGTTCCGGCGTACCTTCGCCGACCGGTGGATGTCCGCGGGCGGGTCGATGGACGGCCTGATGGCCGTGGCCGGCTGGGAAGACATGTCGATGATCAAGCTGTATGCCGGGGCCCGGGCAAACGCCCGAGGACTTGAGGAACATCAGAGGCTGTTCGGCGGCGAGCAGAAGTAGACGAGAAGGTGGCCCAAGACCCGCAGCGGCTCCGCACCAATCCGCTGTGGGTCTTGCTTGTCGTCAGGGTGCCTGTAGCTTCCAGAACGCCTTGTGGGCGGTCTGGTGAGCTTTCGTAGTGTCCCCCGATGCCGCGTGATCCACGATGCACACCCGCTCTCCCTCGGGTGTGATGAAGCCGAACGCAAGCCCGGCGGGTAGATCTGCTACAAGCACTTCTACGGGTCCTGGGTCAGGATCCGTTGCCAGTTTTTCTGTGGTCTCCCGCACGAGCCCTCCAGCCCTCCCACTCACCGTTTCCTCAGGAACGAGGAAGGAGGGACTACGTTGCTACTGATCAGGGCGTTGCGCAAGGGCTACGAACGTTCGAATCGAACTGGTGTTCAGCTCTCGTTGGGGTCTTCTCCGGTTTGATCGCCGGATGCTGGTTTTTGTCGAAGTGCGGGTACATAGCCGTGCTTTTTCGCCACTTCGAGCGCGCGGCGTTCGGCCTCGCGGATCACGCTGAGGGGCGTGTCAGGGGCGGCGAAGCCGAAGACGTCGAACATCACGTCGTGGATCATGCCTACTAGGTCACCCTCGGGAACGGGATCGCGACGCAAGTCTCCGGCCAAGGCGAATTCGTCCGCGTTGCCGGCCAAAAAGTCCGCGATGAAGTCCTGCGGCCACTCAAGCGCGACTTCAAGCTTCGACCACGTTCCGGACTGACGCTGGCGTGTGGCACCAGCCTCGAGGCGCCCCAGCGTGTTCACGTGGATCTTTGCGCGCTCGGCGAGTTGAGCCTGTGAGAGACCCAGTCTTTCCCGCTGGATGCGGATGAGGCGCCCGAGGCGTTGGGCGCGGGCCGAGGCGTCCTCGGTGTTATCCACGTCGTCGTTCCCGTCTCGTTCAGCATGACCGCCGTGTCTATGCGGAGTGTGCCACGGCAAGCCAAAAACTACCAACCAACACCAAAATTGCAGGTGAGGGTTGGTGTTGATGATCCATAAACCTACACTAGTACAGCGTTGCCTATTGGTGAGGGTTGGTGTACGGTCGAGCCATGGATCTGCATGGAACCCGGATCAGGAACCGCCGCTTTGAGCTCGGCCTGACGCTGGAGCAGGTCGCCGAGCGTGCCGAGATGGATTTCTCGAACCTGTCGAAGATGGAGCGCGGCAAGATGGGCGCCCACGTCGGGACCATTCACAAGCTGGCCACCGTCCTCGACTTGCCCGTAAGCGAAATCGCGGCCGGTCTGGCCGCCGCCAAGGCCGCCCGGTGACCCCCGTTGAGCGGCGTCTGCGCGCGCAGATCGCCGTAGAGACCAGTTGGGCCAACACCAAGAACCGTCCGGCCAGGACCCGTGCCGCCCGCGAGAGCGCCGAGGCTCGGTTCGTGAAGCAGGCGCGCGAAATGCACCCCGATGGCTCTGACGAACTGATCGCGGCAGTCGCGGGTGCGCTGCGCTCGGCGCACTACGCCCGAATGACGCTGGCCTCGTTGCAGTCCCGCGCGAACAAGAACCCGAAGAAGTAGGGCCCTCCGTCCGCCTGCCTGCGGACATCGGGCCCGGGGCCATCAGGCCCACGCCAGACAACCCCCTGAGTTCACAGAGAGAGGTTGACCAGCTGTGACCCATCGTACCCGTGGGCGCCAGACGCGTCCGCACTCCGGCCCCGGGCAGCAGGCGCTGCTCGTCGCGGCCACCCGCCGCGGCCCCGCGTCCGTCTGCACCCCGCAGGACGCGCCCCACCAGGAGGCGATCGCCATGGGCGTCCCGGTCCCGAGCCGCGCCGTCGCGTCGCACCTGACCGACGACCGCCTCGCCGACCGCGAGATCGGCTTCGCGGACATCCCCGCCGAGAACCCGAACCTGCTGACCGCGGACCCGCAGCCGGCCGACGCCGTGCGCGGTGTCGAGCCGTCGCCGCTGCGCGCCGGCCACGAGCACGCCGACGCCGTCATGCGCGAGCTGCGCGCCGAGACGCCGAAGCTCGCCGCCCCGGCCCCGGACGAGCACGTGACGCACCACCAGGTGCCGCGCGGTTTCGAGCTGCGCGCCGTGCCGCTGGTCGACCCGGTCGCCGAGCTCTGCGACGACGTCGAGCTGCACATCGCCCGCTTCGCGATCGCCGCGTCCGACCTCGCGCTGAAGCCCGGCGGCGTGCACGCGCTGCGGATGCTGCTGGCGCCGCACGCGGACCGGCCGGTCACCGTCTACGACCACCGGCCCGTCGGCGTAACCGTCGGCTTCGACCTGGAGACGGCGGTGGCGGCGTGATCTTCGCCCACATCATCGCCGACCTGCGCGCCAGCGCCGACCGGATCTGCACGCAGGCCGCCGAGGACCGCGAGACCGCCGTCCGCCACGAAACCGCCGCCGAAACCTGCCGGCAGCTGGCCGAGCTGCGCGACGAGCTCGCGCGCACCTACAGCCTCGTGGCCGACGCGCTGGGCACCGGACGGATCACCCGCGACCAGCTCCGCGAGATCGTCAACGTGGAGATGCTCAACGACGAGCCCGACGCCTACTGGGCCGACCGGCAGTGGTGGAACGGCGAGGCGCGCACCAAGGACGAGGACCGCGACGCCGAGCACGAGAACCGCAACCGGGACGAGGCCCGCGGCTTCGACGCCATCATCAAGGAGCTGCGCAACGGCGCCAACACCCGCCTCGCCCGGGCGCGCGAGTGCCGCGCCGCCGCCACGCACTACCAGGCCAAAGCCCTCGCGGCCACGACGCAGGCCGCCACGCACGAGGAGTTCGCCCAGGGCCTGGACCTGCTCGCGGATGCGTTGTCGTCCGGGGCGCTGACCGTCGGGCAGCTGCGCGAGATCGTGGCCGCGGTGAACACCGGCGAGGCGCCGGCGCGCGGGTTCGAGGTCGACGACGTGGTGAACGTCTCCGACGTCGAGAGCCCGGACTTCGGCAAGCGCGGCACCGTCGTCTCCACCTGGACCAACGACAGCATCACCGTGAACTTCGGCAGCGGGACGTGGTCGTTCCGCGCGTCCCAGCTGATGCACCACGCCGCGTTCGTCGCGCAGATGGACGCCGCCGAGCAGCAGGCCGCGAAGGACGCCGAGGCCGCCGACGACGCCATGTCCGCCAGCGAGCGGTTCGAGCACGACCGGGACGACGAGTTCCGCATCGACGCCGAGGACGACGCCCGCTGGGGCGCTGCGCAGGACGGGAGCCCGTTCTGATGACGACCTCCGAGACCGCGTTCGGCACCACGTGGCCGACCGTCGAGCAGGCGCCGTTCCCCCGCATCGTCGCCGACCTGGACGGCTCGGGATGGCCCTTCTGGGCGGCCCGGTCGCTCGCCATCGGCGACGTCATGTGGCTGGCCACGCCCACGCTGTCCGTGGGGCTGGTCTGGGCCACCGAGGCGGACCCGATCAACCACGAGCACGTTGTCCTCGACGAGGCGACCGTCGCGGAGCTGCTGTACTCCTCCGCGCTGGCGCCGGGCACGCACTCCCGGACCAAGCTGGCCGAGGCCGTCGAGGGCCGCTTGTACGCCTTCCGGTGCCGCGTCGAGCAGCACCCGGAGCACGACGAGCCGCACCGCCTGGCCGACTGCCACGGCTGGGCGCGCGAGCTGACCGGCGGTGCGGCGTGAAGACCATCACCGACGACATGTTGATCGAGCGCTGCGACAACGAGGGCGCCCGCGCCAACAGGAAAGCGGCGCAGCTGGTCGCCGAGGGACGCGGCCACCACGTGCTGCTGTTCGAGCGCGCCATCGCGTTCTGGTCCGACCTGGCGTTCTGCATCATGGCCGGCTTGACGCTGACGCGCGAGCAGCAGTTCGTCGCCACCTACCTGCGCAAGGAGATGGGCGACCCGTCCGCGTGGAACGGCGTGGTCACCAAGCGCGGCAAGCGGAAGGCGGTCGCCTCGTGAAGCGCGTCGCCACCCCGGCCGAGCTGCGTTCGGCCGCCACGCTGGAGAAGGAGGCCGGGGACGCCGCGTGGCTGAACGGCCACCCCCAGGCCGCGAACGCCTACTGGATCCGCTCGGCCCGGCACAACAAGGCCGCCGACAAGCTCGAGAAGAAGGAGGGCGGCCGGTGACCGCCGAACTGGCCGTGCGCTCGCACGGCGCCCTTGCCATCGCCGCCGACCAGACCTGGTGGTCCGACGAGCAGTCGCTCGTCCTTCGCCAGGCTGGCATCGACGACGACGTGACCGAGGCCGAACTTCGCGCCTTCCTGCACCTGTGCCAGCGCACGGAACTGGACCCGTTCTCCCGCCAGATCTACCTGATCGGCCGGTACGACAGCCGCGCCGGGCGGAAGGTGTTCACGCCGCAGACCTCGATCGACGGCTACCGCGTGGTCCGGGACCGCGTGATCGCCCGCACACACGGCACGTTGTCCTACGACGACTTCGTGTGGTGCGGTCCCGACGGCGCGTGGCGCGACGTGTGGATCGACGACACCACGCCGCCGGTCGCGGCGAAGGTGACGGTGTACCGCGACGGCGGCAAGTTCTCGGCGGTCGCGAAGTTCTCCGAGTACGTGCAGATGAAGGGCGAGAAGGCGATCGGCCTGTGGGCGCGGATGCCCGCCGGCCAGCTGGCCAAGTGCGCCGAGGCGCTGGCGCTGCGCAAAGCGTTCCCGCACGACCTGGCGGGCGTGTACACCGCCGAGGAGATGGCCCAGGCCGACAACCCGCCCGTGCAGCAGCAGTCGGGGCCGGTCGACGACGAGTGGTCGACGCCGCGCGTGGTCGTGCAGGCCGAGGCGGTCAAGCCGTCCGGTCCGGCGCTGGCGACCGACACGCAGCTGGGCCAGCTGGCCGACGCCCTGGTGCAGGTGCGCGGCGCGACGAGTACCGAGGCGCAGCGTACGGCGCTGGCGCAGATCCTCGGCCCGGACGTCGACCTCAACACGCGCCTGTCGCGGCCGAACGTCGAGCGCGCGCTGTCGGCGCTGCGTTCCGAGGTCGAGCAGCAGGAGAAGCTCGACGCGCAGGACGCCCGGAAGGCCGAGCGCGCGGCCGCCGCCGCGGCGGTCGCCGACCCGCGCGAGGTCGACTACGTCATCGGCGGGTTCCGCGTCGTGCGCGGCATCCCCGACGACGCCCGGATCCTCACCGCGATGCAGCACGAGCTCCGCACTGAACTGGCCACGCCGTACGCGATGACGCCGGAGCAGGCCGCGAAGCTGCGGGCCACGTTGACGGCCGAGCACGAGGCCAAGCAGCGCCAGGCCCAGGCGCCCGCGCCGAAGGCCCAGGGCAACCGCCAGCGGGCGATGCACGCCGCGTTCAACGGCATGGGCATCAAGCAGGCCGACCACACCGCGCGCATCGCCTACGCCGGCCTCGTCATCGGCCACGCCGTCACGACGACGAACGACCTGACGGCCGACGAGGTCGAGCTGGTGATCGAGGCGCTGAACGCGGGCCGGACGCTGGCCAGTCTGGGCATCGGGGAGCGCGCCCAAGCGCTGGCGTCGATGGTCGCTTCGGCGACGACGTCGGACGAGCTGGCCGGGGTGTCGGAGCGGTTCTGGCGGGCGCACGAGGCTGGCGAGATCAGCGACGTCGAGCGGGACGTGCTGATCTCGGCGTCCGGGCGGCGCGAGCAGCAGCTCGCGCAGCAGCAGAAGGTGCCGGTGGCGGCGTGAGCGCCCCGACGTACAACCTGAGCCGGCCGGAGCACCTGCGCGTGCTGGAGATGCTCGCCGAGGGCAAGACCGGCCCGGCGATCGCCAGGGCCATGGGCGTGTCGCACGCCGCAGTCAAATCACGGCTGAGCCGCATCTACCAGCAGCTCGGCGCACAAAACGCCGCGCACGCCGTGGCGATCGCCGGCCGCTGGGGTCTCTTGCCCGGCACCGCGCCGGAGGTCTGGACCGTCATCAACGACCGCCACCAGCTCTCCGACGTGGTGTACCTGAGCGAGGACCGCGCCAAGCAGGCCGCGATCAGCCACTTCCTCAACGACGGCGTCAGCTACGCCCCGTTCGATTGGGTGCCGAGCTTCGGAGGCCTGCTTGGCGAGCAGGCGATGCGCCACGACGGCGAGCCGACCGGCTGGCGCGTCGCAATCCAGATCTGGGCCGACGCTCCTCTGCCGGGGTGGGCATCGTGACGTCCTTCGAGCTCATCGACAACCCGCTCGACGGCGAGTCCGCATCCCACTACGACGACTACTGCGACTGTCCGATCCCGGCCAAGGCCGGACACCCGGTGCGACTGGCCGTCGAGGACGGGTCGATCAGCATCGTCTGCGCAAACTGCCGACGGGGCTTCGCCTTCCTGGACGACCTGGAGGGAGTCAGCTCTGTCGAGATCCCGATGGTGCTGACCTACCACGACACCACCATCAGCAACCCGATCGTCGGCACCGAGTACGACGGGTACTGGGAGCTCACGCTGCCCGAGGTGAAGCCGTGACCGAGCCCATCAAGACCACGGTCGTCCGGTACAAGTGCCCGCACTGCAACCGGCACCACAGCAAGCGGAAGGCCGCCGTCGAGCACATCGCGCGTTGCTTCCTCAACCCGGCCAACCGCACATGCCGCACGTGCAAGTTCCACTGCCAGGCATACTTCAGCGCCCCGACGGACTGGTGCGAGCCGGGACGCCAGTGCGCTTGCAACGACATGGACGAGCACTGCGCGGTGCAGGACGTCGAGACCGAGGCCTTCCCGGTCGTCGCCTGCCCGCTGTGGGAGCTGGCCGAGGGGCGGTCATCGTGACCTCCTATCGGGGCTACGGCTCCCGCTTCGCCCCGAAGCCGACCGGCGCCCGCGTGGGGGCGGCGGCCCGGCCGGCGGGCCGCACCCTCGCCGAGAACCTGCGCGACCCCGCCGCCCTGCTGCGCATCGCCGTGGTCTGGGACCAGGCCGGGCGGCCGCGCTGGACCGTGACCGCCTGGACCGAGCGCTTCGACACCACCCCGATCGACCCGGCCACGCAGCAGCAGCTGCTCACCTGGCTGCGCGAGACGCACCCGGCGGTGAACTGGTGGCTGGCGCACGACTACGACCTGCGCACCGGGCGCCTCGGCGCCGCGCCCGGACTGCTCGACGCCGGGTTCATCCCCTGCGACGACCGGACGTTCGGCGAGGAGCGGCCGCCGGTCCTCGCCGACGAGCGCACGCCGGCGTACCCGTGGGCGGTCGCCGAGACCCTGCGGAGGGCGGCATGACGCGCCCGCTCCTGCTCGACGCGTTCTGCTGCCGCGGCGGAGCCACCCGCGGGTACCAGGACGCCGGCTTCGAAGTCGTCGGCGTGGACATCGCCGAACAACCCGGCTACTGCGGCGACGACTTCGTCCAGGCCGACGCCATCGCGTTCATCGTCGAGCACGGCCACGAGTTCGACGCAATCCACGCCTCGCCGCCGTGCCAAAACCACATCGCCATCACCGCGGGCAACCGCCGCCGGCCCGGCTGGACCGACAACCACGTCAACCTGATCGTGCCGACCCGGGCCGCGCTCGCCGCGGTCCGGGCCCGGACCGGCGTCCCGACCGTCATCGAATGCGGCGTCGGGCGGCACCTGCGCAGGGACCTGATGTTGTGCGCCGACATGCTCTACCCGCCCGGCTACGACGGCCCGCGGGTGCAGCGACACCGGTACTTCGAGCGCGAGGGCTTCAGCACCCGCCAGCCGGTCCACACGGGGCATCTCGGCCGGGTCCGCGGCTGGCGTCACGGCGAGTACTTCGACGGCCCGTATGTCGCGGTGTACGGCAAGGGCGGCGGCAAGGCGTCCGTCGCCGAGGCCCAGGCCGCAATGGGCATCGGCTGGACCGACGACCTCGAAGCGCTCAACGAGGCGATCCCGCCCGCATACACGCGGTTCGTCGGCCGCGCGCTGATGGCCCAGCTGCCGGTGCGTGCGGCATGACGCGCCCACTCCAGCCCTGCGGCACGATCGCCGCCTACGCCCGCCACCGGTACCACGGCGAGACGCCATGCGAGGACTGCCGGAAGGCCAAGGCGGCCTACGTGCGCGAGCGGACGGGGTCGAAACCGCGCCACGCCGCCCGCTGCGGCACGCACTCGGGCTTCGTCACGCACCACGCCCGAGGCGAAACGCCCTGCGCCGAGTGCCGCAAGGCTCACGCCGGCTACGAGCGCGACCGCAAGGCGCGGACGGCGGCGAGGAAGGCGGCGGCACGATGACGCGCCCGATGCAGCCGCACGGCACGAACGCGGCCTACATGCAGCACCGCCTCAAGAAGGAAGACGCCTGCGACCCGTGCCTGCGCGCGCATGCCAAGTACATGCGCGACTGGAAGGCCGGGACGCTGCCGGAGAAGCAGGTCGCCCCGTGCGGGACCGGCGGTGGCGTCCAGCGGCACCGCAAGGCCGGGGAGACGTTGTGCCCAACCTGCCGCGCGTTCTGGCGCAGCTACATGGCCGACTGGCGCAAGGCACGCAAGGCGGCCGTGCTGGCCGCGAACAAGCAGACCACCCTCACCACCAGGAGCACCCCGTGAAGCACGCCAGCCGCCGCCAGATCCACGCCTACGGCCTCGCCGCCCTGCTGCTGCTCGTCGTCGCGCTCGGCGTCGCCCTGGCGATGCTCGGCCACTCGACGATGTCCGGCGGCCCGCAGTGGTCCGGCGGCGCGCTGGGCGGCGCCATCATCGCGATGGGCATCGTCGTCATGGTCGCGATGGGCGTCGGGGCCACGCTCAGCGCCGAGGAGATCGCGCGGTTGCGACGGGACCGGGCACGCCGGCAGGGGCGCCCTGTCCGGGCCGCGCGGGTCGTGTCGACTGCCCGCGTCGCCGAGGCCGACGCCGCCGACCGCTGGGTGCTCGCCGGGCCCGGCCAGGACGCCGCCGACCGCAGCCTGGCGGACGAGATCCTCGGCGTGCGCAGCGCCGAGTACACGGGCCGGTGGCTCGACGGCGCCGGCGCGTACGAGCTCGACGAGGCCGCCGTGGACGCGCTCGTCCGGCAGCGGGCACACCACCGCGCCGGGCGCCGCACGCTGACGCACCACGGCCGCTGACCCTCCCCAGACCCCCGGCGGCGGCACGCACCGATTGCCGCACCACCCGCCGCCGCCGGGTCCAGCACAACGGCCGCCGGTCCGAAACGAAGTCGGGCCGGCGGCCACCCACCACCATACGAGAAGGACACGCACATGACCGAGACCCCGAGCGAGCGCGCCGAACGCGTCGAGCGGCTGTACGACAAGTGCGCACTGCGCGACGGCGGCTCCATGGCCGACGTCGCGACGCTGCGCAACGACGTGCGCGCGATGTTCGCCGAGTACAACAAGCTGCGCCACGTCGTCGACAACCAGGCGCACCGCATCCAGGGCGGCCTGGACCGCATCGCCGAGCTGGAGGCCGAACTCAAGGACGCCAACGCGATCGGCGAGCAGTGCACGGCCACGACGGGACGCCGTCTCACCGTGCAGTGCGGCCGGGAGGCGGGTCACGACGACGCCCACGCGGCCGAAGTCGGCGGCGGGCACATCAGCTGGCACGCCGACACCACCCCGGCCGGTGCCTGATGGCCGTTGCCGCCGGACCCACCTGTCGCGCCCCTGGGTGCCAGGCTTCCCGCCGCCGCGACCAGATCATGTGCCGTCGCCACTGGGCCATGGTGCCCAAGCCGGTCCAGGACGCCGTGTACCTGGCCTACGAGCCGTCCGCCGGGTTCCGGCAGTCGCCGGGCTGGGCGGCGGCCGTGGAAACCGCCATCGCCTCGCTGCGGCCGTCCGCCGCGCAGTAGCGGCCCCCAGACGCCCCGGCCGGACCGTAACCCCCCGCGGTTCGTCCGGGGCCCGCACCACCCGAACAGGCCGCCCGCCCCGCCGAGGGTCGGGCCGGGCGACCGCCCTTCACACACCACCGGCCCCGGCCGCGAGAGATAGAGGACAACCCGTGGCACGGATCCGCAAGATCCCCAGGCAGCGAAAGCAGCAGCGCTGGCTCGTCCGCATCGACCCCGAAATCTGGATCGATGCGCACTTCGCCCGCCACCTGAACAAGGACACCCGCTACGCCTACTTCGACAGCCTGTTCTTCCTCGCTGGCGCCGACGGCCCAACCGGTATCTACCCGCAGGCACGCCTCGCCGCGGAGTTCGGCCCCGACGCCACCCGGGTGGAAGCGCAGCTACTCGCCTTCGGGCTGTGGACCATCGGCAAGGGCGGCTTCACGGTCAGCCCCTACAACGGCTGCCGCGTCGTCCCTGAGCAGCGCATGCCCATCCCGCGCGCGCTGCGCCGGGCGGTCATGGCCCGCGACGGACACCGCTGCGTCCAGTGCGGAACGACCGAGAGCCTCTCGCTCGACCACATCCACCCGTGGTCGCTTGGCGGCCCGGACACCTACGAGAACCTCCGCGTGCTGTGCCGAAGCTGCAACAGCAGCAAGGGAGCGAAGATCTGATGGCCAA